GCTATCGCAGACCCGTATTGGGCCAGTGACCTAGTACCTGTTGTGCCATCTTTGGCGAGATACATAGTGTCACTTGTAATCGCTATTGATACGACCTGAGAAGTCATATTGACAAAAACTACCGCAGTACCTATCGGATAAGCTACCGAAGCATTAGCGGGAATCGTATAAGTACGAATACTCGCATCACCAGATGGGTGAAATATATGTTTTCCTGCGTCAGTCAAAACCAAAGTGTAATCTACACTTTTGCTAATCTGAGGAATGTTCTTAAAACCAACTGCGTCTGTGCCATCAACTGTACAGCCTGACAATGTGCCAGAAGCAGGAGTTCCTAAAGCTGGGGTTACAAATGTAGGGCTTGTGCCAAATACCAATGAGCCTGAACCAGTTTCATCCGTTACCGCTGAAGCAAGGTTGGCAGAAGAAGATGTCCCTAGAAACGTAGCGACGTTAGTTGCAAGCCCTGATACTCCCGTGGAAATTGGAAGTCCTGTCAGATTAGTAGCTGTGCCGCTTGCTGGTGTGCCTAAAGCTGGGGTTACAAATGTAGGGCTGGTAGCAAAGACTAATGAGCCTGATCCGGTTTCGTCCGTAACAGCACTGGCGAGATTAGCCGAGGATGGTGTTCCCCACCATGTGGCAACACCTGTACCCAAACTGGTAATTCCTGTACCACCATTACCAACAGGGAGGGTTCCTGTAACATCTGAAGTAAGGTTAATTTCGGGATTGGCTGTAAATACAGCGGCTCCAGCCCCTGCTCCATCCGTGTACACCAAAGCACGAGCGCCACTTGCTACATTAACCGTAGCACCTGAACCCTGCTTGATCGTGATGATCTGGCTTCCGGTAGTGGCATTTTCGATAATCCACACCTTGGAAACCGTGTTGGGAGCAAGTGTCAGGGTACGAGTCGCAGTTAATGAACCGGCAGAGGTGAATTTAAGATACATCCCCCGCATACCATCTGCCACTCCATCTGCCATAGTAAAGGTTTCATTGGAATCCGCCGCCACTTGTTCAGTGCCGTAACCCAGACCATCTGCGATCAATTCCAAATTGGTGTTGGTCGAGGTGCCCCAAGTGCCGCTCTCCGCGCCAGTTGCAATTTCTTTTAATCTTAGATTATTTACATAAGTTGCCATTTATTTCTCCTACGCCGCTTTGTCCACTTCCGTCCAATTCGGTGTTTGTGAGTCGTCTATTTCCGTCCAATTCGGTGTTTGCGAATCGTCTATTATAGTCCAGCCCCCTCGGGTTACTGTCCCAATTGCACCTGTTCCTGCTACCCCTGTTGGAATTACAGACCCGCTATAGGATAGAACTGCCGTTCCTACTGCGCCTGTGCCTACTACGCCTGTTGGAATTACAGACCCGCTATAGGATAGAACTACCGTTCCTACTGCACCTGTGCCTACTACGCCTGTTGGAACAATGTTTTCTCCGGTAGCAGTACCTACTGTTCCTACTGCGCCTGTTCCTGCTGCCCCTGTTGGAACTATAGACCCGCTATAGGATAGAACTGCCGTTCCTACTGCGCCTGTGCCTACTACACCGGAAGGAGTTACCGTGGACACTGCGGTAATGCTTCCCACTGCGCCTGTACCTGCTACACCTGTCGGAATAACAACTTCCGCAAACGATACAACTACACTTCCTACTGCGCCTGTTCCTGCCACTCCTATCGGAACAATATTTTCATCCAGAATAAAGCCGACTGTCCCAATTGCACCAGTGCCTACTACGCCTGTCGGAACAATATTTTCATCAGCAGCAAAAGTTACTGTTCCGATTGCACCAGTGCCTGCTACAGAGGTATTCTGGCTCGCTCCCCAAGTACCGTCACCCCAACCAGCTATACCCCATGGACCACCGAGATATACCGTCCAGTCATAGGATAGAACTGCCGTCCCTGCTGCACCTGTCCCTGCTACGCCTGTCGGAATTACAGACCCGCTATAGGATAGAACTACCGTTCCTACTGCGCCTGTTCCTGCCACTCCTATCGGAACAATGTTTTCATCAGTGGCAAAAGTTACTGTTCCGATTGCACCCGTGCCGACTACAGAGACATTTCCATTGTCCCCCCACGCGCCATCACCCCAACCAGCTATACCCCATGGACCACCGAGATATACAATTTTATCTGCCACTATTTAGGCCTTTAGGCGATCCGGATGATCGCAGTAGAGGCCCCAGCGGCAGGGAACTGAATAGTGAAATCGCCTGTGCTAACAGTCTGGTCGCCACCAAAACTCAACACCGCACATCCAGAATTAGAGTTACTGGTGTTGTAGATCATTGCGCCGCATGAAGTAAAAGAGGCGCTCGACCACGTAGTGTCGCTAAAATCACAAACCGCTGTAGTGCCATCGGCAACAGGGTCTACGTTCGTTAGAGCGTTTCCACCAGCGCTGTAACCAGCGCCACTTGTCTCGTCACTGTTTCCAGTGATATTAGAATAGTTAGTGCTTGCAGCACCGTAAGTTCCTGACCCCGACGCAGTAGCTTTTAATAACGCTATTTTAAGCGCATCAGCACCGTTCTGAAGGTCATGTAACCCTTTTAACAGTTCAACTTTAAAACTGGTGGGCATTGCAGTGGTTACAGTTATGGGCATGTCATATCTCCAATAATTTTACAAGTTCTGGATGTCCCGCATCGCGGAACCGATTTGCCAAGGTAGTGTGATTAGATCGAATAGCTTGTTTCATGGATTCCACCAACACCCCCCGAATTTGATGCTTAAAAACTTCTGCCTGTTCCTGAATAAGGGGATGACTATTTTTCCCTGCGTAAAGGATTTTACTAAGGGCTCGTTCCGCAAGCTCTTCAGGCGTAAAACCTCGATCAGACACAGTGGCTAAAGTTATCTCTCCTACCTGCATTGCACCATTTGCACCAATCATGGTCCGGGCGACTCCGATCTAATAGGTATTCTAATCATGCCATCACGATATTCATCACGGCGACGACGGCCCTGCTGCTCAATTCCAAGTCCTTGAATTGCCTGCTGATAGCTTGTTTCAAAATACTGCAGCATTTCAGGAGGCCCTTTGGTATAACTATACGCCTGAATCAAGGTCGCATACAAAAGAGCTTCTGGCGCATTTGTGCTTATCCAAGTCGTTGTATTGCCTGAAGAAAGCTGTGTTGGTCGGTAAATATAGCCCAACTGAACGGTGTAATTGCTATCTGGGGTAGGAGCCACATAAAAGGTGTTTTGGTCCCATACTGAGTAATATTTTGGAACTCCTTTCGTGGCCGGATCAGGCCAATACTCCTTCATGAAGGAGGTATCACGAAAATCCAGATAGACCTTTTCAGCGCTAACGGTGATAAACATATAACGGTGCGTCAAAATATCGCTTGGAGCAGCTAAAAATCTGTTTCCATCTGTCATTGTGCCATAAGATTCTTTTTTAAATACATCCAGATCAATGTCCCTAAGAATCCGGTTTTCTGCCATCGTTATAAACGTATTAATCACAGCGTCCGAAAAGACATTACTGTCCACTTCGGTGTAGTTTCTGATATTTGTCAATAATTCGCTGTAATTCATTAACTTATCACTATGGTTACTATGCCCACGCTACCCACCCCTTCAACAGGGCGTTGGGTAGGAAAAGGCTGCATATTTGTCGTATCAGATGCGCTCCCTTCACTTTGAAAAGCAGAGTCTCCCGGCAATCCCACAAAAACCACTACCGGCTCCGTTCTGTCAGGACGTGGACTCAATAACGCAATCGCATCCCCTTTAAATTTTAATTGCCCAATTTGAGGCGATTTAGGCTCATAGTCTTCAGGGCAGACCATGAAACCCTTCCAATTTTTCCTTAACTCCAGATAACGATATCTTTGGCCACACATATCGCACAGCCCATACGAAAATTTACCGAGCGCCGTGTCCACCTAATACTCCACTTGCGGAACAAAATAACTACTGGCAGTGTCCCTGTCTTCCATCGCCGCCTTTTGAAAATCTTCCTCATAAATCTGTTTTAGCAAACCAACCCTGTCTGCTGCATATTTAAGAGATAGCATATAAGCCAGCCCTGAAACCAGACACGGCAGGAACCTGAAATTCACATCCGACGTGTTAGTGTAATCGCCTGCATCCTCAATACGTCTAATCCTATAGTACACAAAGGTGTAACTCGAACCAGATGTCGGGTACAAATATACCGTCGGCGTATTACTTCGCTCCACATAATACTGGGTCGGCCTTGCTTTGGTCAGCTTATTTGGAAGATTCAGGTATTCTTCTCTGCCTATCCTTTCTATATTGATGTCCTGCTGCTCACCATTGATTGTGTCTCTGACAACCGCCGATAACACATTTACAGTATCAGTTGCCAGTGTAATGGTACGAGTACCGTCCACTAGCGCAGACGTTGCCTCTTCAATTGTCCAGAGGTTCAGGCCTCTATTGGCCCAGTCAGCAAACAGCAGGTTTAAGGAACGACGCGCAGAAGACAGCTGGTAGCCTGCCGTCATTTGCATTCCACAGCGCTCAAAAGATTCTTCGACAAGATCGTCGATGTGTAAGTTGAAGACAGTTGTTCCTGAAGTCGCCATCAGCTTCCCCGGCTCTTAGCCACAAACAGGGCCGCCCTTGTAGCCACAAACAGGGCCGCCCTTGCGTTTCTTGACTGCACCGCCTTTCTTCATCATTACTTGTACCTTTTTACTTGGCGACGAAAGTTTTTTGTTTCGGGGT